CGAAGAAACAACCACGACAGATGAAACATACCCCGACACTACAGAAGAACCAGTCGTGGACACAACCCTGCCAGAAGCCACGGATACCCCTCTAGAAGCCCCTCTAAGCGACGAGGAAGTGGAGAACATACTTGTAGAGGCTGAAACCACAGAAGCCCTTGTAGAAGCCCTAGCCGAACTCAGCCCCGAACAGGTCGAGCAGGTGGTGGAAGCCTTGCTTGCCGAGGAACCAACCCAAGAGCAGGCAACAGCCCTAGCCTCCAGTCCCGATGTGCTTGCAACAGTTAGCACCGAGCAGGCACAGCAAATCTTTGAGGCGTTGGACGTAGCAAAACTATCCGACGCCCAGACCGAGGCACTCATCGCCGCGGTACAAGACGCACCCACCGAAATCCGTGAAGAATTTGAGGACACCATTGACATCTTTGGTGAAGGCTTAGACACTTATGTTCCGACAGGCTCTAACATCCCAGTCGGTGAACGACGCACCCTCATCGCAGTCACAGCAGGGATAACCCTCGCCGCCGCAGGTACTAGAATTAGACGCTAATGAGAAAAATCTTGGACTACCTAGTAGATAATGCGTGGACATGGGCAGGTACAGGCATGGTTCTGATTACCCTCTCTGGTCCTACCTTAAGACAGGCAACCCTTATCACAGGTACTGTCATTTTGGTACACTCAATACTCACATTCTCAAAGAAAGACTAGTCATGGCAAAACTTCAGAACATCATCTTCCGTATCGTTGCACTCTTTGGCTCATCCGCATTGGCGGCTGTAGCAGGTGGAGCCATCATCGGTGTCCAACTATGGAAGTCAGCAGCACTCGCTGGCATCATGGCATGCGCGCAGGTTGTTGAGAAGTTGTTGCGTTTCAGCGTTGACGGTTCCCTCAGCAAAGAAGAAATCGAACTTGCGTTCACGGGTGCAGTTAAGGCTAAGCCTGAAGTAGCCGAATAATGGCGTTGAAAAAGAAGGCAGGCAATGACCTTCCCATCATCCCCGTCAAACTCTGTTCGTGTCTTAAGAACGCGAAGCCTGGTGAACTCGCTCCGAAACTTCTTCGCAAGATTGAAGGCAAAGGAATGTTGCACCATTGCGCCGCAGACGCATACGAAGCAATGGATGCGGCAGCAAATGCTGAAGGAATTGACCTTAGTCCGACAAGCCCAGCGGACACATACCGCACTTTGGCGGTTCAAGAGTACGGATTCTTCCAGCGATACACAACAGATGTAATCGCAGGTCAGAAGCCTCGCGTATATCAGGGCAAAGCATGGTATCTAAAGAAAGGTATGGCAATGCTTGCCGTGCCTGGAACGTCCAAGCATAACCTCGGTATTGCCATTGACATTGCTAACGCTAGCGAACCAAAGCGTCTTGCATGGTTGAAGGCTAACGCTGTGTCGTTTGGTTTCTCTTGGGAAGTTGTACCTAGTGAACCGTGGCATTTGCGCTACGTGTGTGGCGATGCAAAACCTCAGCGTGTACTGGACTACCTCGCGAGCAAAGTAGTCTGATGTGGATACTGGGATTGCCTCTATTGGGGTTGCTGTTATTACTGGTTTTTTTGGTCTGCTAACTGTCTTAATACAGAAACTAAAAAAAGAAAACACCAAAGACCACGAGATAGTAATGGGCATGTTGAAGATGGTGTACAAGAAGCAGGGTTCTGTTGAGTACAAGATAGACAAAGTGTCAGACCAATTAGGTGAGCACGTAAAAAATCACCCGCGGTAATCGCAAGACAATTCAATAGGCTGGTATCTTGGTCGGTCCCATGACTCGCCAAACCTTAGAGACAATCCGCAAATACCTAGTAACCGCAAGGGTTTCCCGCCCTGAAGAAGAAGAATTCTTCAAGGCACTCAACGAACTAGACCGCCTGCTTATCGCATCCTCGCGCCCGCGGGAGACAGTAAACTCTTGACATGGAAGAAGGGCTAACCCATCCGATAGTCATGGTCACATGGATGGATGCGCACGCCGCGACAGAAACATGGACACCATTGAGCGACATCGACCAAGACCCGTGCATGGTGTTGAGTTGCGGGTTCCTGTTAGCAGTAGAACAAGGTGGCAAACCTGACCATGTAACTATCTACCAATCTAAAACAGATAGCGATGACGTGGATGGTGTGTTATGCATCCCTGTGGCGATGGTGAAGACGCTAAAAGTTTTTCCAAATAATACTTGACATACAGTATTACTTGCTTGTAAGGTGAACCATATCAACTTACAACGAAGGGAAGCGAATGGAAATCAAACGATTCCGCATAACCAAACCCACACACGGAGAACAAGACTGGCTTGACATCCGCTTCTGGGATGAACAGAAACGTAAACGAGTATCAGCATCAGCAGTAGCCGCCATCTACGGGCTACACCCATTTGTTCCGATGGACAAGTACGCTGCAGAACTGTTAGGTGACATACCCCCTGCACCTATCCCGCCAACATGGGCAATGACCCGTGGCAACGACCTTGAACCACTCTGTATTAAGTGGGCAATAGACCGAACAGGCATTGAGTTCTTCACACCCGAAGAAATGTTTGCATGTGAAACCGATAATGGTGCGCGAATGATTGCCACCCTTGACGGCTTCTATGAGAACGGTGATGACCGCAAGATACTTGAAATCAAAACCATGAACCGTGAATGGTCAGGCGAACTGCCCGACTACTGGCGTATCCAAGGTATCCAGCAAGCCATCTGTGCTGACGTAAGTCAGGTGACATGGGGTGTGTTTGATTCAAGCATGAGTTTCTATATACACGAACAAATGATTAGCGAAGGAGAAAAGAATGAGCACATTGAAGCAGTCGGAAAGTGGCTGGCATCCTGCGATTTGGGCATCACACCTGAAGGTGTCAAGTGGTCGTACGAAACCATCACGACCCGCTACCAACGTCCAACGGACACCACGATTGAACTCCCACCTGACACTCTTGACTTGGTCGCCCGACTCAAGCAAGTAAAGAAACAGGTCAAGGAACTGAGCGTCATTGAGGACCAGTTGAAAGCAGAACTCTGCGATTTGATTGGGCAGAATGAATACGCTACGGTGAACGGCACGATGGTTGCCACATGGAAAGGCAAGACGTGGCAGTCACTTGACATCAAATCATTGAAGGCTTTAGAGCCAGCAATTGCAGACAAATACAGTAAGCAAGTAACCAACAGAACACTATTACTCAAGGGAGAGAAGGCATGAAACTAGAAGAAGTACTCGGCAAGTATGGCGTACCAGACCCAAAGATTGTTGGCAAACTACCTCGCGGTGGAACCTCGCTCGATTTTGTCGGGCATGCGGACGTTACCAAGATGCTCCTAGAAATTTCTACGGAGTGGACATGGGAACCAGTTGCCTTTGATAATGACGGGCTACCTGCGTACCGTGTAGAGAACGGCATGGCACACATGGCTGGATGGATGACCATTCACGGTGTACGCCGTCTCGGTATCGGCTCAGTCCAAGCATCAAAGCCTGACTTACTCAAGGAACTTGTGTCCGACTTCATCCGCAATGCGGCTATGCGCTTCGGTGTATGCCTCGCACTATGGACGAAGCAGGAGTGGGAGTCAGACGATGCACCCGCCAAAGCACAGGTCGGTAGTAAGGCAGTAGTGCCAAAGGTTGCAAAGGTTGAGACACCAGCAGAACCTGAAGCAGACAAGGCTCTCACCCAGTCACAGGTAAAACAATTCGTGGATGCTTGCGACAAGATTGGTTTAGACCCAGCCATCGTTGCATCCAAAGCCAAACTAAATTGGGACGGCATCATCATGCAGTCACAGTTGCCGTTGTTGCGTGACGCATTCACCGCATTGAAGAACGAAGGTGGATAGCAATGGCTGCGAAACGAACCGTAGACCCAACAGGTAAAGACCGTTCAGTCAAGATGATTGCGTTGCGTATCACCGCACAGCAACATGAGGTACTCACACAGTTGTGCCAACAGCGTGGCGTAGGGCGTAGCGCTTTACTTCGCCAACTGCTACAACAGGAGGTGAGGAATGTCCAAGGAACGAGCCAAGGGAACTAGTTTTGAGACGTTCGTAGTGAACTATCTCAAAGACTTCTACCCTCACGTTGAACGGCGCACACTACAAGGCACATTAGACAAAGGCGACATCACTGGAACAGACCCGCGTCTTGTATGGGAATGCAAGAACCATAAGACATTGAACTTCTCTGGCTGGTTACATGAGGCTGAGAACGAACGAGTGAACGCGAACGCAGAGATAGGTATAGTCGTGGCGAAGCGCCGTAACTATGGCAACCCTGCTGACCAGTATGCGCTTGTCCGTTTAGAAGACTTAGTAAAACTGTTGAAGCAAGCAGGCTACTAGTGGCTGAACGTACTGAAGGTTACGTACCATCACATGACATCAAACAGTTTGACTTCACAAAAGATTTAGAGTTCGGACATCAAGGCGAGGAAATTGTTTTGCAGTTTCTTTCGGACTTAAGTCAGGGTTCTTTTGAGGTGAAGTATGACAGATACCGTAATGGTCGAATCTTCGTAGAGTACGAACAGAACCCACGTAATACAGGGTGGAAGCCAAGCGGGATACAGGTAACACAAGCGAAATGGTGGGTCTATTTGTTCTCGCCCAACGCATTCGTTATAATTGAGGTACGCAGATTGAAACGCTACCTTAAACATAACGTCACTCAACTCAGACAGTTGGTAGCGGCGGAACACTCAGACAACCCAGCGAAAGGCTTTCTTATATACCCAGAGCAGGTCAAGGAGTTGATGTCAGTATCCACCTACGATTAGGAGAATAAATGTTAAAGATTTTTACAGCAGTACTTATAGGTTTAGGGGTAGCAGGGGGAACGGTAGCGATGGCAGAAGCACCAGCGGAGAAGACAGGGACACCATCGTCCACCCACAACATTCGTTTAGTAAGGGAAGAACCATTGCCAATACCAGCAGATGCCAAAGTACCCCAGTGGTGGGCGCTTGCACGTGAGGTTGGTTGGACAGAGGACGCTATGTCTACCCTTGACTACGTGATTTTTAGGGAGAGCCGTGGGTTCAACCGTTCCTTCAACCGCGAAGACCCGCATGGTGGTAGCCGTTGCTTGCTCCAACTGAATGGTTCGTGGACTGGATGGCTGACCGACAAGGGCATCATCACTAAACCATCAGACCTGTTCAAGCCTGTCACCTGTCTTACGGCAGGGCTAGCCATCTACCAGTACGGTGTAGACCGTTACGGTTTCGGCTGGGGACCTTGGGCTATCAAGCCATAAACTAAACACGATGAAGGGCAGACACACAACAAGTTGGGTATGCGATAGGTGCAGTATGCGCCTCGTTACCCATGTAAAAGTTTCCGAACCACCAACCCATGTTTGTCTTGGGCGTGATAGGAATAGCACAACATCAAACATCTATCCAATGAAAGAAGAAACAAAATGAACACTATTACCAAACGGTGTACACAGTGTTCATTGGAACTTTCTGTTTCGGATTTTTCACCACAGAAATTTGGCAAACACGGTGTCAAGTCGTGGTGTAAGCAATGCTCTAATAAACATAACAAGATTTACTCCAAGAAAAACCTTGCTAAACGGAATGAATACAATAGAAAATGGACAGAAAAAAACTGGGATAAATTTCAAGATAGAAAGTTTGTTTATAAGTACGGCATTTCTTATTCAAGGTATTTAGAAATGCTTGACGAACAGAATAACGTGTGCGCTATATGCGCTGAACCAGAGTCAAGAATGACCAAAAATGGTGAGACTTTGTGGTTGTCGGTAGACCATGACCATTCATGTTGTTCTGGAGAAAAGTCGTGTGGTAAATGCGTCAGAGGTTTACTTTGTTGGAGGTGTAATACATCCATCGGCAAATTGAACGACGACATTTATCTCATTGAAAAAATAATCACCTATCTAAAAAGGAAAAGAAAATGACCAATATAATTACCATTGTCGGCAACGCTGGCAAACCAATTGAACTGAAATACTCTGCATCAGGAATGGCACAAGGCTCGTTCTCTGTTGCAACAACATCAGGCAAAGATGAGAAGAAGGTTACGGTGTGGCATAACGTCACGGTCTTTGGACAGATGGCAGAGTACGCTGCATCATCTATTGAAAAGGGCAGTCGCGTTATTGTCACAGGCAAACTTGACATCTCCTCATACGATGACAAGAAAACTGGTGAGAAAAAGTGGACAACAAAAATCTTGGCTGATGAAGTTGGATTGACCATGCGTTTCAACGCTGTGTTCGCTGACAAAACAAACCAAACCATGAAGGAAGTGGCACAGAAGTTTGGTGCGCCATCGTTCCTTGAAGAAGAAAGTTTCTAGTGGACATTATGAAACTGTCCTTTGACCAATGGTTAGAGATTGGTCTTAGGGCAGGGTTCACCACCCCACCTGTCTGCTCAACCCATGACGGGATACCGATGACGATTACAGAAGACGCAGAGTACATGGACGGCTCTGACCCTTGCGTTTATGTGATGCGTTGCTATGAAAGCACAGAACAGAAAGAAGCAATTGAAGCAAATTGCCCATCAGTTATTTGG